ATCGTCATCTTCTTTATCGTCATCCGCCGCATCATCGACTACTTCGACAGCTGCGTCATCAACTACTTCGACTGCTTCGACTACCGCATCTCCTACTACTTCCTCAACAGTTGCATCATCTGCTGGTTTCGAAAGATCTACCTTGTGAGTAGTATTTTCCGCTGCATCATCTCTAGCCTCAGCTAAATCTTGCAGGTTTACTTTTACGACATTATCGTCGTTTTGATTTTCTTCCATGATATGATATTATATAATTATACACTTAATATATTACCTAGGTTCGAAGGAACCTAAGTCTATTCCCTTGTTAATTGAGTCATTGCCTTTTGATTCAAAGCCGCTTGCACTTAGTTTTTCCTTGTGCATTTGTCTCTTGTTACCTTCCTTCAGGCCTTCTCTTTGATCTTTTCTACCTTCGGAGAATTCATCTTTAGCAGTTGGCTGGGATTTAGCAGCTTCCAACTGAACGGCTAGGTCAAATTCAAATTGCATTAGTTCTTTCTTCTTTTCAACTTCTCTATCTAAAGATCCTTTAGCTAAATTATCATTGAATGCTGCTAAGTCTTTTTGTCCTTGTGTTATCTGTTGTGATTTCTGAACTTCTAATTGAGCAGCTGCTTGTTGTGTTTGCATATTAGCTTGTGCTTGAGCTTGCATGTTTTGTTGTGCTGCTTCTGCTTCTCTTTCAGCTTTCTTACGTTTAGAAAGTTTTAATAGTTGGTTAGCTAATTTACTATTTTGAACTTCTCTAATATCGATAGCATCGTCAAGATCAATCATTTGATTGCCTAGAGCTATTTGGATATTATTTTCTAGAACCTGTCTTTCTTCTTCGTCAGGCATTAATTCTATTGTAATACCGAAGTCTCTTAGATGAAGACCTTTTAGTTCGTCTAATATAGATACATTATGTATTCCGATGCTGTTAATCCATTCTTCTCTCATTGGGTAGTACTCTAATACATCAGAAATACGAACAGTTAAACTATCCGCTAGATTTTGCGTAATGAATAATCCTCCTTCTAATATGTGTCTTGTAGCTGTATTCGAATTAGCTGCCGCTAGTTTCTGAACACCAACTAAAGCTCTTGCGTCTGGAGTGCTTGCATCTCTAGCTTCATTTAATCCAGTAGCATCTCTTATCATTTGTAGATAATAGTTGTACGTTGTGATTAATGATTGTATTTTGTTATTACCTGATCCTGATGATAATTCCTGAATAGGAACTTTGCCTGGATTTGAATCTCCCTCGCCTGTAAATGATCTACCTATAATAGAACCAGTTTGGAAAAACAATTTCATTGCTTCTGCAGGATTATAATTTGTACCATTACCAAGATCAATCTCTGCTAAACCATCAGCATCAATATAAATTCCATCAGGAACCATTCTTGATAATACTTGTTGTAATTTTAAATGTGTTAATTGAATCATATTTGCAAAGCCCGTACATCTACCAACAGTACTTTCTATTTTACCTTGATACATACGTGGAGCACATATACTATAACTTAGTTTAACCGTTTGAGTACTTGCTTTAGGTCTTACTTGGTTTTGAACAACTTCCCATTTAAGCATTGTATTTGTGCCTACTATATAAGCGCCTTCAAATAATACCTCTCTAGTTTCACTAACTCTTTCGTAATCTCCTTCTAAACTTTCTGGTGGAGCAAATGAGTCATCCTTGATTATTGCTTTAGCTGCTCCTGTAGATGTAGTCTTTACTTTATGTACTTCATTTAAGTAAGTTATATACTCAAAATATAATACTTGCACTGTATTAGTGTCAATTGTACTAGAGTGATTACTATAGCTGTTTGATTGCTGAACACCTTGTTCTGATATCTTTTCAAGGTCCTCTTGAGTTAAATGCGGAAATTGTTTCTTCAATTCATTAAAGTGAACTGTTTTTACTTCTCCTGCATAGTATATATCTTTAAAAGTAGGGTCATCTGTATATGACCAAACTAAATTAGCGGGATCAACATAATCTACAACTATACCTTCTGATGGTGAAAATCTGTCTTTAACAGCTCCAATACCTATGACTGTCAAGTCGTAAGTAACACGCTTAGCTATATCTGTATATTTGTTGTCTTTAAATATCTTATTAATTGTAGCTTCTTCTGCAACCTCAGCATTGTCTTTATAAGACATTTGCATGTGCAGTTCAAATTCAGTGTCGTCTTTAGGTAAATTATCTGGGTTATTCTCTTGAAGATTAACGCCAAACTCTTGAGAAGCAAAAGCCGTTAACTCTTGAGTATCCATATCTCTCAATACAGATTCCATATACTTTGTTTTTTTGTTTACACCATATTCATCTATAGAAGATGCTTTTACTTTAAAGTCTCTTTCTGAAATACCATTAACAAGTATATCCACGAATTTAGGTAATATAGGAACTATCTTCCAGTCTATATTAAGGTAAGACAAATCACCATTAACGGCCATTTCGTCTTTATATTTCTGCATTGATTGTTCTCCGCGCGCAAATAAGCGAAGGTCGTGAAAGGTAGATTGATTACTACCAAAGCGATTCGATCCAGAACTACTTCCAAACCATTCTTGTTCGATTGCTTTTGCAATCTTTCTTCCGTTCTCCGGATCTAACTTCTCTGCATCTGAAGCTATTTGACTCGGAAAAAAATGTTTTACAACTGACTCAGCCATACGTTTTAATTGTTTTAGTATTTGTCTTTAATTATAGTGGAACTTGATCCGCCTTGTTTGTATCTTGAAAAGCCTAGATTAATAGGTTTTCTAACTACCTCGTTTGTAGGTCTATATAAATTTCTATTACAAGCCATAACCGCTAAGCCTGAACTTATACTCGCGTCATGCGCTGTTCTATTGTTTATATCAAATTTAACCCAATCATTTAATGTTCTTTGGAAGTACATATTTCCCCATCCACCTTCTTTCAATTCACCAACGTTTTGATCGATGTAATACTCCAGCGCTCCAGCGTGATCCTGTTTCATTGTTTCGCCTGAATTTGGTACACCACCTATTTCTTTTTCAGTAACTGATAATTTATTCCAAAGTTTATCAGGCCTATTCATAGAGAATCCTCTATAGCCTCTTTTCTTTATATGGTATAATAGTCTAGGTTTGTTATTCTCTGCTAGCATTGGCATTCCGTAGAATACACAAGCCATTAGTATATCCTCAAAGAATATATCTGCTGTTGCAGGCCTAGCTATGTACTCGAGAAAGAACGTATTCGGTGGAGCATTCTCCATACTAAATTTTGTAAGACCATGAAGGGCACCATTACTAGAGCCACCGCCAACAGTACCAGATATGTCATAACTATCACAACCGAACGCACCCATGTGCTCATTACCGGGATATTTGATGCCATTTTTTGTTATTACATTATTTTGTAAATGAGCATCAGGCACCCAAGACACATAAAACTTGCCTCTTGGATTAGGTAGAAACTCTACCTTTGTATCCTTTATTCCATTTTCCCAATTAAAATTTCCTCTTGTTACAACACCTTGGTATTTTAAACCCTCGTTGTAGTCAATCTGAGCATATAATTTAGCTAAGTTAAATAAACTATGTTTTGTTTCATCTCTAAAAGCATGCTCTACTGTTCTTGGATACTGTCTATAAAACTCATTAAGTCCATCTTGATCGTCTTTAAGACCTTCAACTTCATTTTCCCAATGTTCTATAACCCCTATCTCTATTAGCGATCCATCTAACCCATAAGTGGATTCTCCTGGCGTATCGAAGACAGGGTATCCATAAGAATCAATGAATCCCTCGAAGTTCCATTCCATAGGAATGAATAAACTATATAATCCTGAGCTTGTCTGTCCATTGCGATTTCTACGCGCGACATCTGATTGGAACCATAACTTTTTCCCATTTTCTCCACCTTTAGCTAATGCATTACAAGTAGATCCCATCATGCATTTTCCAATGATCTTACTACCAAGACGTAAACAAGTTTTTGTTACACGCCAGTTATTTAATATATTGTTAGGTTTTTCCCACTTCTTGCTTTCATCATGAACTAGTAACCTTAATTTTTCACCATCATAACTATTATCACCAGTGTTTTTCCAGTCAATAGTTGTATCAAGGCCCTGCATGTTATCCATGAAGTCTTGATCTGCATCTTTATTCTTAACAATCATTCCTTTCTTTGTCAACTTAGTAGCAGGAACTCTATAAGCAAGTTCTGTTTTCGGTCTATCCATACCGTCTTGTATTGGTTTGAAATAGAATGGGTAATTTATTGATATAGGAACAACCTTATCTGTAAACATCTTTTTAGCATCTGCTCCAGTCTTGGATAATATACCTAATCGCGAATCTGATAGCTGTGTACCTAAGTTAACTGTTTCTCCTGAAGCCATGAATGAAAACCCAGAACGTCTGTTCTTTAAGTAATCCATACCATAACATCTAGGATCTGCTTTACAGGCTTCCCAGAATATATAAAATAATCTGTTTGACTCTCTGAAATCAGCTTTACCAACATCGATCTTTGAATGCTGAAGGTAAATCCAATGACTTCCTGTCATATATGTAGGAATACCGTTGTTATAAAACCAGTATCCATTCTCACGGTAATCAAATTGCTTATCTATATGAGGGAACCAGGTGTCTTTAAATGACTGCGGTTTGTTTTCCCACTCGAATATACTCTTGATTCTTTCAAGCTCCTTAGGTTCTTCCTGTGCTGTCCAGCGCTGATCCTGTGGCTTACTTGAGCTGCTCTCGATATTCTTTGTTTGTTTTGGCAACGCAATTACTAAGCCTTGGATATCGTACACCTCCCCTATAGTGCCATCTTTACTAATGACTATGATATCGTGTTCTTTGTTATATCCATACTCCCATTTCTTAGAACGATTAAGTCTATCTAACTTCTTCTTCTTTATAGGGGTTACTATTTTATATAAATCCTGTTCGTAAGTGCTCATTATTTCTTTCTAGAACGTTGTTCTGCAAAACCTTGAAAAGATTCCTTTTTATCGGGTTCTATTTCATTAAGAACATTCTCTTCTGCTTGTATCCTTGTTAAGATCTCAAAAGCATCAAAGATAGCTAGCTTTTTTGTAGCTGCTGCATTCTTTAATTTGTCTGCTGATAATTCATCACTGTTTAAAGGCGTTTCTTCTCCGTCTATAATCATTGTACCTTTTTCACCAATAATTGGTTCCTCTGCTACTTTAATTAATTCTTCAACTGCCTTTTGACCAGCCTGGATTATACGCAACTTCATTTCGTTTACATCCATTGTTCGTAGTTATATTATATGATAAAATTCTGTATACTTTTTTATTGTCAACTATAAATTCAAATTCGCTGCTTGGAGCAAATGACACAATGTCGCCCTTATCTACGTTAGGTTCGTTCTTATCTGAATAAGCTACTATACCCCATAGTGGTAGTTCTTTATCTGTTACGAATAGTCTAGTATCTGCAATGGGCTGAACAAAAGTAAATCCAGGAAGAGCCTCCCATCCATTACCTTTATCTACCATGTATATTTGATCTTTAGGACATAAAAATTTGTCCTCTTTAAAATAAGCTCTGCTATTCTTTTCTATACCACGTACATCTCTAAATCTTCTAAAGATATTATGGTGTACTAATATTCTGTCGCCTACTTCTATCCCTGTATCATTGCCAAGAACAGGACAACTTAATACTATAGCTTCACGGTTTACGTAATTGTGATTTTGCATTTCAGTATTAAGTATTAACCCGGACTCGCTTATGTTATTATATCTTTCACCTGCTGGGGTGATTAAAAAGTCGTGAACACTTTTCATTATCCAAAGTCGATGTTATACTCGATGGATACCGCTACATTCCTATTGAACGCTTTCCATTGTTTAACTTCGTTTTCTTTTTCTATCATTATAACAGAAGACCCGTCTTCCATTACTTGAATATCTATTATAATATTACCACCATAAACCTCTTGCCCTACGGAATAGTGCATGGCTGATTTATAGTCTGGCCCAATACTAATTTTTCTGATCAGGGCCATCTGCTTTGGGTTTTGCTTCTTCTTCTTTAACTTCATCCTCAGTCTTATACTCCCCGGTTTGAATATCTATTGATATCTTGCCATATTTAAACTGAACACCTTCTGAGAATGATTGGAACTCCTCATTAAGTTTTACTTGGTTTCCTATTGAAACATTCTTCTTGACTTCAATAGAGCCAATTTCCATCGTCAGTTTATTGATAGCTTCGATGTACTGTTTCAGCATGCTGAAATCTTTCTCGTCTAAAGTGTTTGCTTTTTTCTTTACCATAATTACTAATTTTATTAGATTAAATTGTTTTACTTATTTATTATTACACTTATTGTTATAGTTTTAATTTAATCCTGTTTATACAAAGATAGCTATTAATCAGTTATGGCCCACCCTTTAGTTATTAAATTAACTAATAGGTGTTTAGTGTCCACCCCTTTGCAATAAGCGAAGCTCTTGCGCTGTCTGAGGCTGTCGTGCTCCCTGCATTCATATCTATAGTACCGTTAAGCACACCATTATTGTCCATATCTATATAAACCTGATCTTTCAATGAAGTTGTCATTAGATAATTTCCTCTAATATCCAAGATTTTTAACGATGTTAGGTTACTTACATCTATATATGTAATTAATAGGTCTGGTAATCTACAGATAAATGGATAAACACCTCTTACACGCATATTAATATACCCAGGACTTCCTGTGCTAGAACTAAAGTCAATTATAGGTTCTACGCCTTGTACTTCCCCTGCGGGCAAACCTGAAGCTGCATCCCATTCCCACGTAACTGTGCTGCTGACGCTAGCTTCGAAGTACCCTTGCCAAGTAGCTGATTTACTTACATGCGTAAAGTCAATTCCAATACTCGGAGCAACAATAGTACCACCATAATTTCTAAAATTTAAAAGATTATTGTTCGTCCCGTCTGCATTTGGATTGTAGTTAGAATCAAAGCTTCCTGCTATAGCGTCAGCAAAACAGGAAACTAAATTCCTGCCTGCAGCTGTATCTCCATATAATTCTGTAGTTACATCTTGTAAACTAAATGTATCTGTATCTGGTACTGCCATTATATTCCCGCTTTTTCTAATCTTGCTTCTAACTCTGCAATCTTAGCCATTAATAAATCTATATAAGCTACGGACTTCACTCCTTCATTATCTGTTCTAACAAACTCAGGATGATTAACTTCAAGTTCTTGTGCTATTACACCTGTTC